GAGACTGTGCAGGCGTATCCGTATCAGGCGGATATGATGTCTGGTCCGGAGATTTTTATTCAGGACTTCGATGCGCGTGTTGACGTCCTGCCGGTCAGCGATCCGAACATCTTTTCGATGTCTCAGCGGATTGCCTTGGCACAGCAGGAGTTGCAGCTGGTTCAGTCCAACCCGGAGATACACGGTGGCCCACAGGGGCTCTACGCGGCGTACAGGAAGATGTACGAGGCTCTGGGCGTTACGAACATTGATGCCATCCTGCCGCCGCCTCCGCAGCCACAGCCTGTGAATCCTGCGATGGAGAACAAGATGGCTCTGCAGGGTGCGCCGTTGCAGGCCTTCCCTGATCAGGATCATCAGGCCCATATTGAGGCTCACATGGCGATCCTATCGACGCCTGCGACGGAGCTTAACCCTGCTGCTGTGCTGTCTTTGCAGGGGCACATTCAGGAGCACATTGGTCTTCTGGCTGAGGCTCAGGCCCAACAGGAAATCATGTCGCAGATTCCGCCGGAGCAGATGCAGATGATGCAGCAGCAAGCGCAGATGGCACCGCCGCAGATGGGGCCACAGGGACCGATGCCTGTTGATCCGATGGCGCAACTTCAGCCGCAGATTGCTGCACGTGCGGCCCAGCTTATCGCTGAGCTTACAGAGCAGTATGCACAGTCTGTTGCGCCCAAGGATCAGGGCGATCCGCTGGTGGAGATTCGCAATAAGGAGCTTGACCTGAAGGCGATGGACATCCAGCGCAAAGCTCAGGAGTTTGAGGCGCGTCAGGGCTTCGACCGTGAGAAGGAAATGAACGACATGCAGGTCGCACAGCAGCGCATTGACGCGCAGAATCAAGCCATTGCTGAGCGGTCCCGTGTTGCCGAGGAGCGCATTCGCACGCAACGTGACATTGCGGCTCTGAACTACTCTGGAAGGAGGTAGGCGATGTCTTCGTCTGTACGTGAGAAGATCATTGAGCAAATCCGCGCGGCAAAGCGCAATGCAGGAGGTGCTGAAAATGCCGTTGAAGCGCGGGAAGAGCAACGAGGCAGTGAGCCACAACATCAAGCTGTTGATGTCGGAGGGGTATCCGCGAAATCAAGCAGCGGCGATAGCCCTAAGCCAAAGCGAAAAGCCCCGGCGAAAAAGCCAGCAGCCAAAAAAGCCGCAAAGAAAAGCTAGTGGCGGCGTCGTAAAGGGATTCAGCCCCATCGCGCGCCCCCAAAGATTTCAGGGAGTTTTCTGAATCTTTGGTAATCTGGCTTGTGTTTACCGCATAGTTTCATACTATATGCGGTATGGACGCAATATACCTAGCAGATCACTTGTTGAAGAGCATACGGGAGCGTGAATCCCGTATGAAGGACAAGCTTGTGGATGGTTCGATCTCCTCTTGGGAGGAGTATCGGTACGTCGTAGGCGAAATACGCGGCATGGCCTACGTAGAAGACGAAATAAGGTCCGCGATGAAAGGTCTTGAGTATGACGACGACTGATAGTCCGTTGTCTTCCCCGCTGAATTTGGCGTTTGGGAAGAGCGAAACCAGCAAAAACGAGGATGATCCATCCAAGATTGAGCCGTCTGCCATTGAGCGACTGCCTCAGCCCACTGGATACCGGATGCTGATTATCCCCTATTACCCCAGTGAGAAGACCAAGGGCGGTCTGTACGTGCCTGATCAGGTGCGTGACCGTGAGGCTTTTGCGACTGTCGCTGCATATGTCGTGAAGCTTGGCCCTGACGCTTACGGAGATGCGGGAAAATTCCCAACAGGTCCTTGGTGTCAGGAAAAGGATTGGATTCTTATAGGAAGATATGCTGGGAATCGGTTCAAAGTGGAAGGTCTTGAGGTAAGAATCATAAATGACGACAACGTCATAGCCAAGATTCTTGACCCTAAGGACATTTCCTATGTATAAATCAACTCAAGTGAAGGGGCTTTCAGATGGCTGAGGCAGCTATGAAAGATGATGATGATGTCATTGAATCGACTGCGGTCGAAGTTGATGATGATTCTGAAGAAGAAACCCGAACAAATGTTCGGGATGATGACTCTGACGACGATTCTGGCTCTTCCAAGTCAGGCGATGACGAACTTGCCAGCTATAGCGAGTCTGTTCAGCGCCGCATCAACCAGCTGACGGCAAAGCGCAAGCAGGCTTCGGAAGAAGCGGCTGCGGCATATCAATATGCCGAACAAGTTCGTCAAGAAAACGAACAAATGCGCGCCCGCCTTCAGCAGGTCAGCACCGGATACAACCGCGAAGCTGAAGGTCGCCTTGCTGCGCAAGAGCAACAGGCCATTCGCGCCTATGCTGAGGCCAATGAGGCTGGCGATTATGAACGTGCAGCCAAGGCGCAGCAGGCTTTGGCCAAAATTGCTGTCGCAAAGGACCGTGTTCGCGCTCAAAAAGGCGAACTTGAGCGTCAGGCGCAGCAATATCAGGCCCAGCTTGAGGCCCAGCGCCAGCAACAGCAGTATTACCAGCAGCAGGCCCCGCAACAGCAGGCTCCACAGCGCCAGCGTGACGAAAAGCTTGAGAGCTGGCTGGAAAAGAACTCTTGGTTTGGCAAGGATCGCCTTATGACCCGTGCCGCCCAAGCAATTCATGAACAACTTGTGCTGGAAGAGGACTTCGACCCTCGTTCTGACGACTATTATCGCGAGATTGACGCCCGCATGCGTCGTGAAATGCCGCACAAGTTCAAAAATACTCGGTCCAACGCCCAGACCGTGGCCTCAGCGTCCGTTGGACGCACTCAAAAAACCGGGCGGAAGAAGTCGGTGGAATTAACACCGGGACAGGTGGCATTCGCTAAGAAAATGCGGATTCCGCTGGAAAAATACGCGCAAGAAGTCGCGAAAATTCAAAATCGGAGAGAATAAATGGCAGATCGTGCACCACGCGAGTCTAGTACTCGGCAAAGCGCTCAGCGTCAGCAAGAGTGGCGTCCCGGTTCTGCTTTGGACGCTCCGGAGCCCCCTTTGGGGTACAAGCATCGCTGGATTCGTGAATCCGTGATGGAATTTGACGACAAGACCAACGTTCACAAGAAGCGGCAAGAAGGATGGGAACTCGTTCGCGCTGAAGAGTATCCCGATTATGCAGGGCCTGTAGTGGATGAGGGACGCAATGCCGGTATCATCGGTGTTGGGGGACTTGTTCTCGCCCGAATCCCTGTAGAGTTCGCAAATCAGCGGAACCGTCACTATCGTGGCGTTACTCAAAACCAAATGGATGCAGTTGACCGCGACTGGATGCGTGAAAGCAACGCACTCATGCCGAAACTTGCTCCACAACGCAAATCCTCCGTGTCCTTTGGATCACGGAGATCGAACCCTTCTGAAGGAGAATAAAGATGGCGAATCAAGACGCCCCCTTTGGCCTTCGTCCGGTCCGTACCAGCATCAGCTCTCAGCAGCAGAACCGTTACCGCATTGCCGCGAACTATGGCACCACCATCTACCAAGGCGACCTCGTTGCCATGGTGACTGGCGGTGGCATTGAGCGTGTCGCAGCAGGCGGCTCCGGTCTGATTCTGGGTGTCTTCAATGGATGCCAGTACACCGACCCGACGACCGGCAAGCCGACGTGGTCCAACTACTACCCGGCAAGCACCAACGCATCGGACATCATTGCGACTGTCATTGATGACCCGAATGCAACCTTCCTTGTGCAGGCGAATGCAGCGTTCCCCGTTGCTGACCTCGCAGGGAACTTTGACATCGTGGACAACAGCCCCGTGGGTGACACGACCTCTGGTCAGTCGCGCATGGAACTTGCTGTTTCGACTGGCGCGACAACGGCAACTCTGCCGCTGAAGGCCATTGATATTTCTCAGGATCCTGAGAACAGCGATGTTTCGTCGGCAAACACGAACGTGATTGTCAAAATCAACAACCATCTGTTCAGTGGCGGCACTGCAGGTCTGGCATAAGGAGGCTGAGTTATGGCAATTTCTCGTTCACAACTCGTCAAAGAGCTAGAGCCGGGTCTCAACGCTCTGTTCGGTATGGAGTATGATCGTTACGAGAACGAGCATGCTGAAATCTTCGAAACCGAGTCTTCGGACCGTGCATTCGAAGAAGAAGTGATGCTGGTCGGTTTCGGTAATGCTCCGACAAAATCGGAAGGTTCGGGCGTCGAATTCGACAGCGCCAACGAAGCCTACACCTCGCGCTACACGCACGAGACTGTTGCGCTTGCGTTTGCTCTGACGGAAGAGGCAATCGAAGACAACCTGTATGACCGCCTTGGTCAGCGTTATACCCGTGCTCTGGCACGTTCGATGGCGCACACCAAGCAGGTCAAGGCAGCTGCTGTTCTGAACAACGCGTTCGACAGCAACTACGCTGGCGGCGACGGCGTTGAGCTCTGCTCGACTGCTCACCCGCTTGCAGGTGGCGGCACGTTCCGCAACGAGCCTTCGACAGCAGCAGACCTCAACGAAACTTCGCTTGAG